TCGGAAACGCCGGGGATAAGCTACGAAGAGTTTGACAAGAACAGGGCGGAGATACTGCATATAAAGCCGTTTGCGGACATATTGCGGGAAATCAAAGGGAACAAGGCGGAGGGTACGCAGAGTGGTTGAAGGGATAAAGGATAAACGGACATACAGGGAGAAGATGCTTGAATATATGCAGACAAGCATGAAAAGCCCGTACGAGTTGTACAGGCATGACCCTATGTTCAGGACACAACATGACCTTAAACACCTGTGTACTGAATTTTTGCAGTATAAGGATTGGGATATAATACACGACGAATTGGCGGATTTCCTGAACAAGGAGATACAGGTAGATTATAAAGGCAAACAGTATATATTTATCGGGATACCCAGAGGACACCTTAAATCATGCGTTGTTACAAAAGGGTGGGGCATACAGCAGGTATTGCGGAACCCGAACGTGCGTATATTGATAGCGAACGCTATATGGGATAATGCCAGGGGTTTCTTAAAGACGATTAAGGAGTATATGGCGGAGGACGGCAAATTAGCGCGGTTATACGGGCAATTTGAGCCTGAAAACAAGATTAAGCGCGGTATAAAATGGTCGCAGGACGAAATAACTATAAACCAGCGGGATATGCCGCAGGATGCCGGAACGATTACTACTACCGGGCTTGAACGCACGAAAACGTCTCAACATTACGATATTATCATACTTGACGACCTTGTTGTGCGAGAAAACGTTGCTACACCGGAACAAAGGCAGAAAGTAAAGAATTATTTCAGGGATTGCATAGATTTACTTGAACCGACAGGGTTGCTTGTTGTTGTTGGAACGACATGGCATGAGGACGACATGTATTCCGCTACCCCGGTTGAAGATGACCCGGATTCATTCGTAGGAGTAATGCACGACCCCGATTTCAAGAAATTCATACGGGTTGCGGAAAAAGGTACCCAGGAATCCGTTATATTCAAGAAGAAATTCAGTTACGAAGGGCTGATGAAAATAAAGAAAAAGAAAGGCAGCTACGAGTATTCAGCCCAGTATCTTATGAATGCATACCCGGACGAAAGCATGACATTCAAGAAAAACTGGATTAAGTATTGGCGGTGGGAAGATGAAACCGGGCCTTCTAATATTGTTTTTAATACCAATGACCCGTATTATATCGCTATTACTGTTGACCCGTCTTTAGGGAAAGCGGCATCGGATTACAGCGGTATTGTCACTGTTGCGGTTAATCCCGAACGGGTAAAATTCGTGCTTGAAGCGCGCAGGTTCAAAAGGCGGCTTGAACAGATACCGGACGAAATAGTAAAAACCGTAGATATGCTTATAGGCAGGGGGGTAATGCCGCATGTAATCGGGCTTGAATCCTTTGGGTTCCAGCAATCCCTGCTCGGTCCTATCCGGCAGGCGCTTGATGCCGCAAACCTCGGAGTACATTGCGAATTACTGCCTTCTGTCAACAACAGGATTTCGCAGAAGGAATCACGCATAGAGGGGCTTATCCCGGCATTCAGCGAACAGGAAATATATGTGCATCATACGCAGGTTGACCTTGTGGATGAACTCACAAAATTCAATCCTGCAATGCGGAATAAGCACGACGACATTATAGATGCGCTTGCCTGGAACAAGATATACTGGGCGAGGATACCGAAAAGGATAAACGTAAAGGTAATGAAAGAAGGCAGTTTAGGGTGGTGGAAAGAACAAAAGGTTATACCGGCAAGCGATTTATTCTGGGATTTCAGATAACAAGGGGCATAATAAATGGCGAAAGCAACTAAACCAGAAATGAAAGAAATACCGCAGAACGAGAAACTTGAATTATGGAAAAACCGCATATCCGTGATGAAAACGTATATGGCGAACGCATCAAGCAAAAAGAACTGGGAAAAGAACCTGAAATATTACATGGGGCAGTATAAAGATGCGCTTAACCTTAAAAAGGAAATAGGCGTTGTTGTTGTCAACCTCGTGTATGCCTATGTAAAGACAGTCGTATCGGAGCTGTTTGCGCGGAACCCGAAATTCAAGGCGAACGCAACAAACAAGAAAAGCATACTTGCGGCAAAAATAGCCGAGGTAGTCATAAACTACCATTGGTACAAAAAGAAGATTAAACGGCAGATAAAGAAATGTATAAAGGAAGCGAAACTTGCCGGATATTCATGGATAAAGACAGGGTATGAAGGCAAATTCGGGGCATACGAGGATGGGAATGAATTTATAAAGGAAGAAGATGTATATGCCGTTTATGTCAAGCACGATGCCGTAGTGTATGACCCGGAAGCGATTGACCCGCCGTATGACTGCAACTGGATGTACCACATGTATCCCGTGGCAACGGACAAATTAAACAAAAAATATCCGGGGAAAAACATAAAATCTACAAGCACGATTAAATACGGGGATAAGAAAGCGCCTGACCTTAACCCGAAAGACGGCGAAAAAACGCTTGTTTACGAGATATGGGATAAGGAAAACGAAGAATTGCTGTTATATACTGACGGCTACGAGAACAATTTTCTTCAAGAAAAGAAGTGGGTATATGAAATGGACGGGTTCCCATTCAGTATGCTTACGTTTGACAATATGACTGATATGGAAACGGAAGATAATCTGCCGGAACCTGACGTAAATATGTTTATAGACCAGGTACTTGAAAAGATGAAATTCAGGTCATTGCAGATTACGCATATAAAGCGGTTCAGCAGGCAGATGCTTGCTGACAAGAGCAAGATAGACCAGAGCGAAATAGACAAATATTCAAAGGGTACGGATGGCGCTATCATACTTGTTGACGGCAGACCGTCAGACGTAGTGCTGCCGGTAGCGTATGCGGCGATACAGCCGGATATATATGCCGTAGAGAACAAGATAGACCAGGATATGGATAGGGTATCGGGGTATCCCGGCTGGCGGTCAGGGGTATCAAGCCCGACAAAGACAAGGACGTTAGGGGAATTGGAAGAACTTAACAGGGGTGCGGAAGGCAGGATAGGCGAGGAGCAGGACATTGTAGAGGAAGTCAGCGAAGAAGTCGCCCGGAAACTGCTTGCGCTTATGCGCCAGTTCTACGACAAGGAACAGTATTCCCGCATAATCGGGCAGTTAAGCCCGCTTGAATACAAGTTATTCTCTAAACAGGAAATACTTGAAGCAGGGGCGGTAAAATGGAGCGGGAAAGATATACGCGGGGAATACGATATAGAGATAGTCGCAGGGTCAACATTGCCGCTTAACCCGACAAATAGGTTGAATAAACTGCTTTCTGTCGCAAGGGTAGGACCAGCATTCGGGCTTGTTCCGGGGACAATGGCATCAATGTATTTAGGCAAGGAAGTATTAAACGAAATGGAACTCATGGATGTCGCGCGGGCATACGATATGGATATACAGATGGCATTAGAGCCGAAAAAGCCAAGCCCGAAAGAACAGTTGGAACTTATCGGGAAAAAACAGCAGATAGACAAGAATGCAGTAGATACGCAGTTAAAGAAAACACGGAACGAGGGGCAACAGTTGTCTAATTTGAATAAGGCAATGAAAAACGCCGATGAACTTTCCGGCAGGAATAAGGAAAGCAAACCCAAACCCGAAAAGAAAGGCAGTAAAGAATAATGAAATGTAACGGATGCGGGAACGAGAACGCGAGGCATATACGGATAGGGAAAGGGTTTGAGGTATGCGAAAGGTGCGGTTCCCTGGATGTAGGCGGCGTGCCGGACGTATATTGCCCTGAAGGCGGGTATTTTGACGAAAATCTTGCGGATAAGACACACAGGAAAGGGCAGTTTATACGCGACAGGCATCATAAAGCCGCTGTTATGCGTGATTTGGGGCTGGCAGAGGCGGGGAGTTTACGGAACCCGGAAACAGGGAAAGTAACCCCGTATTTCAAGAATCCGGAAAAAAGAAGGAAATACTGTATAGATAACTTCGGGGGGAACGGATAATGCCCGTAGAAAACGAGGGAAGAAGATTCGGAAAACCGAGAACAAACGCGGAACGCAGGAAACGGCATAAGCGGTTGTACGGAACAACGAAACTGCCGCCAAGAGGAACAGGGCTTATAAGTTCAATAGACAGGGTTATGAAGAACAGGAAGAGCAGAAAGAAGTAAAGATATACGGAAAAGGAGCCATATTAAAATGGTTATTGAAAAAACAGAAAACGCTGACGAAACCCAGGACACCGACAATCAAGGGGATTCCGACCAGCAGGATGAAAACGCCGAAAATCAGAACGAATCTGATAAAGGCGAGAATGAATCCGAGGACGGAGCAACCTCCAAGACCGATGAAGAGGGCGGAGAAAAAAGCGAAGATGAAAAGCCGGAGTTCTCTGACGAGAACATGCAGAAGAAGTTCACACAACGGATGCAGGAATTGTCGGAAAAGGAGAAGGATTACAATGAGAAACTTGAAGGGTACGAGAAAATGCACACCCTTATCAAGCGCATTGATTCTGACCCCGAATTGGTATCCGCTATCCGCAAGAAGTTAGGCGGAGGCAAGGCAGCAGACGAGGATACGGAGTATAACCCGACAGACGAAGAAATCCTGCTTGCGCAGAACGATGCGGGCAAAATGAAGGAACTTATATCCAAAGTAGCGCAGTCCGCAGCGCAGAAAGCCGCAAAGGAAGCCGTTGCTCCGGTATCAAGCCAGGTAGGCGATGTGCGGTTTGAGAACCAGATAGCCGCCTACGCAGACGAAGAAGGTAATGAGGATTTTGATAAGTTGTGGGATTCCGGCATACTTAAAGGGCAGTTAATGCTCGTTAAGCAGCAGAACCCCAGGTTGGATAGGATGGAACAGGTGAAAAAGGCGCATGAAGCATCACGGAAACTTATAAATTCAATCAAGGATGTTTCCGACAAAGATGCTTCTGAAAAAGCGCAGGGGAAAATAAAAGATAAAAAGGATGCCTCTGTACCGAAAGGCGGGAAATCCGGCACAGCGGCTCCTAAATCATACAAAGGGAAGTCAATACTTGATATAGGGCAGGATATGTGGAGTTAATGCCCGAATAAAGGTATCTTTCCTTGTATGAAATATACGGGGAAGGAGAAGTAAAATGGCAGATAAGACATTTACTTACGGACCGGATAATGTTGACCAGTTGCTGACAACCACGCTTTCCGCGTGGGTGAAAGACAACTTGCAGGACCAGGTTTTCAACGCTATGCCTCTGTACAAGAAAATGTACGAGAAAGCGCAGAAAATTGACGGCGGGGCGAGTTTACTTACGCCCGTAATGTACGCAAAGAACTCTACGGCACAGTCCTACGATGATTATGACATCCTGGATACGACCGCGCAGGACGGGTTCACGAACACGCAGGGGCTGTGGAAAAACCTTGCTGTTTCCATTGCGATAGCGGGTCCGCAGTTGAGAAAGAACTCCGGCAGCAAGACGAAGGTACTCTCGCTGCTTGATGCGAAAACGAACCAGGCAGTAATGTCGCTTCGGGACCTTGTTTCAGAGCAGTTGTTTGCAGCGGCTCCGGGGTCGGACGATATTACGAGTTTGGTAACGATGATAGATGCTACCAGCACGATACAGGATGTCAATTCCACTAACAACAGTTGGTGGCAGGCAACCGTAACGACTGGCGGCTCATTCGCTACGCAGGGGCTGGACGATATGCGTACAACGAATGACACTGTTGACGAGTATAACCCTGTAAGCATGACCGACGTAATAGCGACCACGAAAGCAATCAAGAACTATTACGAGGCATCGCTTACTCCCGGTATAAGGTACACTCCGGCAGGAAGCGGCGACCCGACGTTTGACGGGTTAAGGTTCAGGGGAGCGCAGATATTCAGCGACCCGAACGCTACCAGCAGCGTGATATACATGTTCTCCAGCGAGGACCTGTATCTTGTAATCAACAGCAATGCCGATTACATGACGACACCGTTCGTGAAGCCGTCTAACCAGGACGCGAAGGTTGCGCAGGTGCTTATAATGCTGCAACTGATGACAAGGGCAAGAAGGAAACTGGCGAAGATTACGACAGTATCCGCATAAGGGGGGAGGAACCATGGCAGTTACACCGAATTATAAGAGTGCGGCAATAAGACCTCTTTATGGCACATGGACCCATGCGGAAGATAGTGCTAACGAATCGTTTTCAGTTGCGGGGTATGTGTACGATGCGAAGTTCAGCATGTGCGATGCAACCGGCGACCAGACATTGGTTGGGTACAGCGTTAGCAGAAGTACGACCACGGGGATTTCAACTATAACCATTCATTGCAATGGTATAGTAACCGATGGAAGGTACATAGTGTGGGTCAGCGCCATGTAAAATGCGGCTTATTATAAGCCGATTGATAACCATAAATTGTGGGTAACCAATATAAAAAACTTTAAAGGACAGAAAAATGTTAATCAAACAGATTACGAGAGATGGTGGGGAACAGATTTACGCAATAGCGCAGAATGCATCCGGTTCTACGCTTTCGGTTGGTACTGCGGTAAGTTGGGATTGGAGGAATGCCGCATCGCACGGAGTTGCGGTTAATACTCCTACGGCAAGCACGATAACGCTGTTTGCAGGCGTTGTTGCGCATAAAGCGCCGTCGTATGCTGACTGGCCCGCGAACTCCTACGGGAAAGTGCAGATATACGGGGTACACGGCTCGGTTGCGTACAGCATAGCCAACACATCGGTAAGTTGCGCCGGGGACTGGCTTGTTCCGGTTGCAGACGCTGCATCGCTGGTGTTCGTTGACATATCTGGGAAAGCACTCTCCAGGTATTCACAGAATCTGCTCGTTTCAAGGGGAGCATTCCTTATGACGAATGACCTTTCCGCGAAAGGGTGGGCGCAGGCGTTTGTGAGGGCGATGTAAAAGGGGAATACAGAGGGGAGGGGTTAATACCCCTCTCCCTCTTTTGTTCGGAGGGTAACAGATGATTTACTTGGTAATTGTTTTGGCGGTTACAGCGGCAGTAGGATTGTGGAAGTATTGTAAAAATCTTAACCTGGAAGTTTACAGGTGTAAAACTTGCGGAAGGTGGGTGGGAGAATGGGAAATAGCAACGGGGAAAAAGTGCATGGGACACAGGATAATTCAGACGGACAACTTAAGTATAATGGAATTATCCCTGATAATGCTCTCGTGGATGCGTTACGAGATTTCAAGAAAATTTGGAAAGACAAGATAACCGTACTTGTCTGCGAGCCGACAGCAGGGATAATTGATTATCAGGCGCATGAATCGTGTTGCGACCTCATATCTTCATTGAAGGCGTATGAATATGTATCTAATTACAAGTTTTTCAAGACATGTTTGGGGAAACTTTTGATACATTACGCAAGGGAATCGTTTGCGGAATATGCCGTAAAAATGGGATTTGACTATATCATGTTCATAGACGACGACCATATATGGGATAACCAGATGTTCCAGAAACTTGAAAAATACCTTAAAGATTACGATATAGTAGCCCCGTTATGCGTGCAGAGGCAGGAGCCGTATAATCCTGTTGTGTATAAGGTTGATTACGAGCAGACACAGCAAGGCGAACTTTTAAAGAGCAGGTTATATTGCAACGAGAAGGATATAAACAGGGGGGATGTAATAACGGATGCGCAGGCGATAGGGTTCGGGTGCGCTATTATCAAGGTTGACCTGTTCAAGCGCATGGAGCGCCCCTGGTTCATGTCAATGGCTCCGTTAGGCGAGGATATACTTTTCTGCGCTAAAGCATCACGGATAGGCGCAAAAATCGTTGTAGATACTAACGTGGAATCAGGGCATTTGATGGATAGGCGGATAGCGACATTTAACGACCATTTAGTTGAAAGAGCAAAGAGAAAAGGGGAACAAAATGGAAAAGATAGCATTGGTAATGCCGAGTTATCAAAACAGGGCGATGTGCAGGGAAGCGCTGACAACGCTGGTAAATAACACGGCAGAGAAACTTGTAATCCATCCGTTTGAGGATAATGTAAATCACGGGTGGATAAAAGGGTGCAATATCGGCATAGAGGCGACAAAAGGCACGGAATATGTTGTCCTTGCCAACGATGATATACTTGTTCCTGGGCTGAATGATTGGGCTGGTACGATGCTAAACGTGATGGATATAAACAAGAATATAGGGGCATTGAGCGTATTAACGATGAATGCTATGGGGTATGCTACGCTGAATGCGGAAAACTGCGTTATGAAAACGCCGTATGAAGTGCCTTTTTGCAGTTTCTTTTTCGTTATGTTACGCAGGGAAGCGGTAGAAAAGGTGGGATTACTTGACGAAAGTTTACCGGGTGGGGATGACCTTGACTATTGTATGCGGTTACGG